ATCCCCTTCGGTGGGGTTTGCTGCTTCATTCTCCAACACATCCAGAGTGACAAGTTTTTTGAGGAAGTCGTCCAGTTGTAATGGTGGAGCGAAGTTTCCAGTCTTGGCTGCTTCGTGAGCTAGGAATCCGAGTTGCTCTATTGAGATCCCGTTTGCTAGATCGGACGCTTTAACTTTGTATTTTCGCTCTAGTTGAATGATGTGGTAGAGGTTGGTTTCGACGATGTAGTCGTCTCCGCCGGTGTTAACTCTGATGGATAGTTTCATGGTTTCCTTTGCACGGTAAAGGTTGATTATTGGTTAGGGGTTGGTGACGTCGCGTACCCAGGTGCCGTTAGTGAACGACAGCGAAACGACAGCCAATTCTCCAACGGTTGACATGATGGCCTGGTTGGTCTCGAGTGTGCAGTTCGTAATCGTGAACTCTGGATTACTGGCGGACTCTGTTGTGCCTGAAGGTGAGACGACGATGATGGCGCTTCCAGCGGTCTGAATTGCTGCCATAAGTGTCTCAATTTCGCCGACGCCGTAGGAGAGGAACAATTCCATCTCAACGGAGACACTTTGCAACCCTTGGACTGCACGTCGGCCTGTATCGCCGAACGCGGTGCTCTCGAGGTACTCGTAGCCGACCGACACGGAACATGAGCGACAGTTATCCGACACGTCGTAAGCGGTTCCGCCTGTGGGGGTGATGTTGATAGTTGCGTTTCCGAGGAATGTTGTAGTAGCCATATTTTTCTCCTGTTATGGGTTTCTTGAAGTTGCCACACGAACGGTGAGGTCGTATGACGGGATGTCTTGTGATCCGATGGTCGTGACAGATGGAGCGCCCGAGATGAGGGAGATCGCGCTGTTCATGATCGTGTCGGCTGTGGTGATCAGGTAATCCTCGGCGTCGCTGTTGCCTGGGGGAGCTGCGAGGATCCTGAGTCCGAAAGTGATTTCGGCGATGTTGCTGTTAAAGCAGGTGAACGTCGGGGGCTCGACAAAGACTGTCATCGGGCGAGCGTTGCGACTGTCTGTGACGACTGCCAGCCCGAGTCCTGTGAGCGAGGCTACAAGGGTGCTCTGGGCGCTTGCAAAGATGCCAGATGCACTCATGCGACTTGGCTCCGATTAACGCCTAGCAAGCGGTTGATCTGTCCCATTGAGCCGACGGATCCTGGGATGTTCATTGCTTCAAAACTGGCAAACGAGTCAACGCTTCCGCGTTCACGGTAAAGAGCTCCAGCGAGCATTGTTGTCCCGAGTTTGACGTCCGCGCCTGGGACGGTAGTGAGCGAGTCAAAATAACCTGCTTCTTTCCGTCGCCTAAACGCGAACGCGTTAGCTGCATCCGTGCATGAGCCAACGAAGGCTGTGTCGTTTGCGGTAGCGACACTTATTCCGAGCCATGCGAGGACGTCGGCTGCGACGATCCATTGCGCAACCTGAGTCCAAGTCAAAGTCCCGTTAGGTAATGCTGCACTACGTTCTAGGTCGTCGCCCTCGTCATAGAAGATGACTTGGTTGCCGATGTAGATGTCGTAGTTGAAAAGCAGGTCGCCTTCTTCGTCAACGCCTAAGAAGTAATAAGGGTTGACTGCATAGACGGTGTGTGTGCCGTTTAATCCGTGACCTAGGCCTGCCAGCGTGATGCTTTGACCGATGCCGATGTCTGTGTCCTCGAGAGTTTGCACCACGGCGTAGTCGTCTAGTCGCTGATGAAAAGTGACTGCGTAAACTGCCATGATGCAAACTTTCTCGGGCGGTGCTTAAGGTTTAGGCCTGTGGGATCTTCATGAACTGGTTGGCGTCAATCATCTTCGGGGCGAAGTAGCCACGGAAGGCGATCGTGCGCGACAAGGTTGAAGGATTGTCAAGGCTGATAGCGCCCTTCTGCTGCTCGTAGCAACGGAAAGCACCGGTAGCTGCAGCGCCGACGATGGTGGTCTTTGCTGCGAAGTTGGTGTCAACTACGAGACGCAAACCGAAGACGAATGCTTCACGTGAACCTGGGTTCATTGTGCCGAAAGCGTTCATCGGGCCGACCTGTGGGAACAACGGACGATCGTCTGTGCCACTCAACTGTCCGAGCTGTGCGAATACGTCGCCAGACACGAAGAGGTGATCTGGGAGGTAGTTGCCGTTAGCGAGGATGGTGTTTGCGCAAGCGTAAACCTTGGCGATCCAGTCGGTCGGGTCTGTCGTTGCGACGTTGCCTGTGGTCTGTGATGTGCCAGCGAGAAGCGCGTCGGCTGCTGCGTTGTCGGTTGCGAGGGCGTATTTTTTGCCCATGTCCTCAAGGAGACCTTGAAGGACTTCTGGTGAAGTCCAGTCGATTGAGGCTTCGGAAACTTCAACGTATCCGCCGTAGATGTCTTTTGTAATTTGGATGTCATCGACAACAAACTGTCCAGCGGTGATGGTGGTGTTCTGTGTCTGAGGCCCAGAAATTGAGGTATGGGTCGTAATTTTTGGAACGATGAACACCTTGCCACCCTGGGGCATCTGGCGTGAGCCGATTGCATCAACTACTGGACGGAGCCCTTGGATCCCAGAATAGATCGGGGAGATGATGGGCAATGGAAGGATGCCGTCAAGATCTGCGGTCGTCACGTCTGGAGCTGCAGCGCGTACTCGAGCGTTGAACTCGGCAGCGACAGCGCCACCTTGCATCTGGGCGGAGATCCATTCGCCAGCCGAAGGAAGTTTGAACTCTTTTTTGGCTTGTGCGTAGATAATGGGGTTTGTTGGGGTTGTTGCCGACTCTGCTGACTCGGCCTTGATTTCTTCTGACACGTTGTCCTCCTGAGGGGTGTCTATGGGTTGGGTATTTTCTTCAACATCCTCAGGATCGGCCGAGGCTGCGATTTCTGTGATTACTGCTTCCGAGAAAGCAGGAACCGCGACAAGTGAGAGCTCAATGAGCTGTGCCTTAGACACAACCATCGTCCCTGCTTTGTCGAACTTAAATGAGACGGGGTTCGCGCCGACGCTTACCGAGTCATACGCGCCAGCCTTAAGCAAGGCGACCGCGTCTTTTGATGCACGAGTATCTGCCAGGGTTGCTTCAAACTCGAGGCCAGCGTCGCTATCGGCGAGAGCGTTAACGACTCCGCGCAATTGACTCATGTCATGGTTCTCTAGAAGTTTTGCTGGTTTCTGAGTTAGGTCAAACGCGCCACGAAGAAACTTGACGCGCTGACCTCCTGAGACAGTTGCAACAACATCCCAGGGGACGGCGATACCGGCGATACGCGCTGGGCGGTTCTCGTCGCCTGCCTCGGCGATGATGAGATCTAGATCGGCGTGAAAATGGATCATGATTACTCCAGGTTATTCGTGTCGGAAAGTGGGTTGACTTCTGGCTCTTGCATGACTGAATCGTGCATCTCTGGCGAGTATTCGCCGACGTATTCGTCAAGGTCAAACTGTGTGTGACGTCCTCGAGGAAGAACATCGTCCATAGACAAGCGTTCTTCGATGGCGTGAAGAAGTGGGCGAGCGCCGAAAAGGAGCAAGTCTTGGCGAGCCTGCTGCGCGTTTGCGTAGGTCATACCGCTCTGGTCAATGGCGAGCAAGTAGGCAGGAATGTCCATAAGGCGCGAGAGTTCTTTTGTCTGATACTCGCGTCCTTCTACGAGCTGTAGTTTGCTCGGGTCTTGGTCAAAGGAAACAAAGTTGACAAACTCATTGAGAGCGCCGATCGCATTGGAGCGACGGTTGGAAGCCCAGGCTGCAGCCATTTCTCCGAGCTCTTCGCCCGACATTGGTTCTCCGCCTTTTTGCTGAAGGTATCCAGCTGCGATTTCATTTGAGGCGAACCGCTCTGCTGACTGATCCAGTTTGAGTGCGATTTGGATAGCGCGACGGCCTGAGTAGATGACGCCGAGGTTGCCGTTGAGGAATTGGATCACGTTGCTTGTGTCAAGTGGGAGTCCGTTGAACTCGAGTTCCTCTGCTGGGCCGAACCATTCTGGTGGCTGATTTTGGGGACTTTGAACGAGGTTCGCTGGGAGCCATTGGAAAGTTGCTGGGAAGCCTGTGCTGTAGCGCGAAGTTACCGCCCAGAAAGCGCGACCGTAGAGGATGAGATCCTTCGCGGTTTTTGCCATGATGAAATTACGAGTGACCTTTGGGTCGGGTCGGCTCATCCATGACTCGCCCTCGACGTAGATCTTTTCGTATTCTTCGCCGTTCCATTGAAGGACGTAGGACTTCATGTCGAGGGTCCCCACGACCGTCGAGAGCAACGAAACAGCCCGAGCGATCGTGGGTACAGATAGTGCAGCTTCCTCGAACGCCCCTACGGAGTACGAGTAAAACTGGCCTATCTGCGACGCGCCTGCAGCAGCTCCTAGTGGGGCGGAGTTATACGCTGGCGCGGTGATCTTTTTACCGAAGAGAGGCATCACCTGGAGTCTCTACCCAGCGTGTGACAAAAGCAAGTACCACGGCAAAAGATAGAAAGTGATCACCTACCGAAGGCGATGGCTGCTCTTGCCTTTTGGGTCGGCTTGGCTACGAGTGCAGCTGCGAAGATCATGCACCTCGCCATTGTGATCGGGCCGCTGCTCTTTTGGCTGCTGATCGTGTACCCAGACTGTGTCTTGACGCCGACCGCTCTGTTGACGTGCTCGAGGAGCATTTGCTCGCCGGTATGCACTAGGCGTCCCTCGTTAATCAGCTGACGGATGGTGCTGGTGTGGGTGACAAGTTCGCCGTAGCCGACGTCTATTTTTTTCTTGTCTAGATCCATCGGGGCCATCTGGAATAGCGAAGGCGTGAGCGCGATTTGTCGGCAAGTCTTAGCGGACTCATGCACCTTCTCCCAGCAAGCACCGAGAGTATCTGTCACAAACTCGACAGTCACGGCG